TCTTTGTAGTAAGTGCGTTAATCTCTGCTTCTTTAGTTGCACAATCAGTTCTTAAAGCCTCTCTTGCATCTAACACACTTTGAGGTGCTGAAATACCCTCTTGGCTTCTGATTATATACCAATCTGTTTCTGCTAATTTTCTATTGTATAAACTCTTTAAGTTTGCTATTTTACTTTCCTTTAACTCTGCTACTGTTTGAGACCAAGTTCTATCAATCACAGGGTAGGTGAATGTTTTACTTTCACCGTCCCATTCAAGGTCTCCCAAGTATTGAGTAGCTGAATCGTAGCTTGGAGAAACAATAGGGTAAAAGCCAAAGGCTTGTCCATCTGTGATGTTTAAGTGTACTCCGTTTTCGTCTTTCCAAACTTTAGGTAAGGAAGTAAATTTTTTAATTGCTCCTTCGTGTTGTATTGCTATCATAATTACGCTTCTTGAGAAATTGTAGCCCATTGTTCAGTTGAGCCATTGGTTGATACTATTTGAATAAGGTTACTTACTGTTCCATCGTAAGTTCCTGTGATTGTCTTAACAGATGCAGGAAGTGTAAGAGTAAAGTCTCCTGTGATTACTAAATCCTTAACCATACCTGTTTGTACGTTTGAAAAGGTTAAAGTAGTGTTTGCTGATAATGTTTTGGTAAATACCGCAGCAGAACTAAAATCTACATCACTTGCTGATATAACCGCAGAAGTAGTAAACTCTGCACCCATATTATCGTAATCTATAACATCGTTTGCTATTGTCAATGTAGTAGAACCTGTAACTTCTCCTGTGTGTGTTGCATTACCCTCTATAACACTTGCAATAGTAAAGGAAGGGTAAGTACCTGTAATACTCATTCCTGTACTTGCAGTTAATGTTACTGTTTGGTCAGGAGAACTGTTTGTTACCGTTACACTTCCTGTAGATTGGTCTACTGAAATTCCTGTACCTGCAATTATAGAATTTACCTCAGCAGTAGTTTCATCATTGTATAATTCGGTAAAATTGTCGTTAATTTTGTCAAAGGCGGTTCTTAATGGGTCACCTGTGCCATCGTTAGCTACCGTTCCTATGTTAATTGTTTGTTGTGCCATATTTTTTTAAAATTGCGTTGCGTCTGCTTTATATTGTGTTGTGTCTGCATTAATTAAATTACTATCAGCAAGTAATAATCCACCCTCAAAATTAAAAGGATATATTAATCCCCAATTATTTGTTTCGTTTACATTACCTGCCCAAGAAACTTCATAAGTTTTTCCCCAACCTATGTTATTTCTACCGTACCAATCTTCAATGTTTGCCATAATTCTTTATATTATAACAATTATTTTTTTTAGTTTTTGTTATATAAGCTAAATATTGTTTTAACTTAATAACATTTTCTTGTTTTGGTTTATACTTCATAATACCCATCCTTCAAAACTTGCATCCTTATCAGGATATACATCATCGTTGGTATTAGTGTAGTATTCAGGAAACTTTGAACTTGCATTAAAACTCATATAATTAATGAATCTATCTGTATAGTATTGTGCTACGTTTCTTTCTTTTTCTATTAAGAAATCAACCTCATCTTTTTCTACATTAGCAGCGTTCTCTGAACTATGTTTAAATACTCCTTTGTTTGCTATTGTATAAGCTGCGAAAGGTAAATACTCAACCATTGCCCAATGAATTAACATAGGTTTTATGTGGTCGTTTACTAATGCTAAATAATCTCCTGCTAAACTACTTCCTTCAATATCACTTTGAATCTTATTATAAAGGTCAGTTCCTAAATAGTTTTGGATATGTATATCTTGTGCAATCTTAATATACTGTAAGAATTTGTCTGTATCTACGTTACCATTTACAGAAGTAAATTTTACTAAATCCTTTCTTGTTATGAATAATGCTTCTGCCATTTCTTACTTATTTACAAATCCTTTATTAGGCATATCTACAGGTCGTTTAGCTACCTTTGGGTCATTAACTTCAGGAGTAAACCCTTCTTTCTTTGCCTTGTTTACACTTATTTCTGCATTTGGGTTAGTAGCATCAGGTGTTACATCTTTTGCCATATAGGTTTTACGCATCCAATAATGATGACAAGCACCTCCACCCTTATAAAACCAAATATCGTAAGTAGCCGCTCCATTTAACCCCCATCCTGCATTTACTGCCTTTTGGCTCATTTGTTGAATATCTTCTTTACGATATATCTTTTTAGCATCAACCATTTTTTTACAAAACTCCCTTGAATTATCTTGTGTAGTTAAAGGTGCATATTGGTAACGAACTTTAAATTTCATATTATCAACCTCTGCATCTTGTTCGCTTTTAGCATTTGGTCTTGCACTTCCTGTTGAAGCTAATCCAATCATTTTATCTAATGCTTCCTCTTGGTCATAATCAACAGGTCTTTCATCTACCAAATCCCATCCTTCTAAATCTTCATCTTCTCCAAATTCATTTAAAAGGTCAAACATTTTATTGTCATCAAAAGTAGCAGATAGTTTTACTCCTGTTTCTTCTTCACGTGCTTCGTCTGTAATTGCGTTATCTGTTTCAATAAACGCTAATGGTTGAAGTGTTTTAAAGTAAAGTTTAAGGGAAATACCATTAACCGCTAAAATATCGTCTATATGCTCACAAATTAAGTCTTGGTAAGGTTTTATAGTTATATTGTCAAAAAGTAAAGCAGCGGTCTTTATTTCGTCTGCATTTGAACCTAAACCATTGTTTTCTGTACGGATTCCTAAAAGTAACGGACTTGTTACCCTATGTGCTACTATTAGTTTAGCTGAACACTCATTAGATAAGTATTGGTAGTGTTGAGGTGCATCATTTAATGGAATATCGTCAACTGTAGTTTTACTTTCTGCATTGTTGTTAAAAGCTATAATTACTTTTTCGCCTCTTGCCCCTGTTAGCTTGTGCATTACATCATTCTTGATTTGCATTTGCTTTTCGCGGTCAGGAACTCCATTGTTAAAGTTGACAACCTTTGTGCCACTAAATCCGTTTTGTACATCATTAATTAAGTAGTCAGCTATCTCACTTTCCAATTCAGCGTAAGCTAAACCACCTTGATAATCTACAGGACAATAGTAATCATATCCTGATACATATTTTTTTATAATTTTAATTTCAGGTTCTTTACCATTACCAAAACCAAAGGCAGCTATACGTTGAGGTTTATCACTACGCTTTACTTTTACCCAATTAGGATGATAGTAATATGCTTCTATTTCGCCATTGTCGTTGCATTTTTCTGCTCGTAATGTTTGACGTGGAAAATGTTCAGCAGCTACAACCTTACCATTTTTGTAAAGTACTTGAAAAGAACCCTCTCCTAAAAGTTTAAGGTCTAATGCTACTTTGCGTAAACAACTATCTTTGAAGATTGAACGCATTGCTGCATATTCATCAGGCTTTGAACTACTATCTAACGCATCAAGCCCCTTACCGTAAATCATATTTACAACTCCATTAATGATTGAGTTGTTTGTAGTTGAATTGGTATAAAGGTCTATAAGGTAAGAATAGTAATCGTTATCTTCCCCATACTCTACCCAATCACGGTTTTTATCCTCGCTTATTTTAGGTCGGTTGTAGGAAGCTAAATTAACTATATGTAAATTATCCATTATAAAGTAATAAACTCGTTATCTGTATCGTTATAAATATACTCATTTTGATTTACTGTATAAGCTGTTAAATCAGTTTGGTTAGTACAGTATATTTTATCTTTAAATATTACATCACTCCCACTTTTTATAGTTAGGTTATATGTAACATCTTGCTTTAGGTTAAAAGTAGCATTATAACGGTTATAATACAAGTTTTCAGTTATACTTGTAGTATCTACGTTATGCACTTCTGTATTAGTTGTTTCATTCACTATTGTAACGTTATAGGTGTTACCGCTTGTAAAAGTTCTTGGAATGAAATCAATATTTTGTGCTGATGCACTCTCTTGTAATACTATCATATTTATACAATAAAAAAACATTGATTTTGTTATTTTAAAGCATAAAAAAAGGGCAGCATATAGCCACCCTCTTAAACAAATGAAAAAAGGAATATTAAGAGTTAGTTCCTTCTGTAATAGTTACAGTTGCAGAAGCCATTCCATCAAATGGGTCAGCACTTGTAGGAGATGCTACAAAGTTAGCAGGTTTCAATTCCTGTGCAGAAAGAGTGAGAGTATAACCTGATAGGTCACCCATTGCTGCTCCTGTAGAAATTGTACCTCCTGTTACTTCAGCACCGTGTTCAAGACCCATAACAAATACGTTTCCGTTGTAATCTTCTATTGCAACGTGAGGTCTGCCATATGCCATAAGTTTTAATTCTTTGTTATCCTCTTTGCTTAATTTTTTAAGTGTAAGATTAAGAGTTTGCTCAAAGAAAGTCGTACCGTTTTCTCTTGATGAAGTAATAGTTTGTTCAAAACTACTATTTCCTTTCAATTCATATTTATAGGCAGTAAAAGTTCCTGACATATCTGTAATTTCGTCATTAGTTTGTGTTACTGTTCCATAATCTCCGAAATCAGTAAAATAAACTGCTTTTAGACCGCCAACTACATCTTTACAGGGTTCTTTTCTACCTTTAGTTAAATCACAAGCCATATTTTTAAGTATTAAAAAAGGGTAGGCAGATTAGTTACCACCTACCCTCTTTAAGTTAGTTATTATTTTTATTAGTTAGCAGAGTTGGTAATACCGTAAGTTACGATATCTTCAACAATACCATACTGAACACCTGCAGTAAATCTCATTACCACACGAATGTTATCAGAACCATCAAGGTCGCTCATATCTAATACTTTTACTTCGTTGTGGTCAGCTAATAGACCTGTACCAAAGAAAAGGTTAGATTTTTCAGCAGCAATAGCTACGTTATCTCCAAGACCGTTAGCTACGAATAATTTAACACCGTCAAAAGAAAGTGAACCATTATTCCACCATTGAGTTCCCATTGCGTTTGTACCTGCTGCTCCTAAACCTGAAGCACCAAATCCTCCTAATGCACGAACATAAGCACGAGCAATATTTTGAGATATATAAACGTTTAAGTCCTCACTTCCGTAAAGTGCAGAAGGAATAGCATCTACGATTTTACCTAATTCAGTAATTACGTTAGAAGCAGTTACTGTAGTTCCTGCAACTTCTTGTCCGCTTGGTAAAGCAGCATCAAGAGCAAGAGTAGTAGAGAATCCATCAAACTGACCTGAAGTAGCAGTTGAACCTGCCCAAATTGAGTTTTCAGTTCTTTGAGCAACTTTTGCTGCAACGTGAGCAATTAAAAAGTCAGAGAATGATGGAGGTAAGTCGTGATGTGCAGAATACCCCATTTGTATTGCTTCCCAATCAGAGATAAAGTCTTTCTTACAAAGTTGTAAGTTTACTTGCTGATATTCAGGTTGTAAAACTCTTTCAGTAAGAGTGATAGTAGAAGTAGCAGTAAAGTCACAAGATGCGTCTTTTACGATGTCATTAGTAGATACTTTCTTGATTACTTCTTTAAATTTAACGTTAGGTTTAACTGTAATCCCTCCGTTTTCAATAGTTGAAGCACTTAAAAGGGCAGCAGAAATATATTGTCCTGCAAACTCCCCTGCATAAGTACTTGTAATAGATGTAGTTGTTGCCATTTTTTAATTATTAGTTTTTATTTTTTAATGTTTGCTATTTTAGATAATACTCTATCTGCGGTAGTCATTTCTCTTTTTTGACCATATAGATTAAGATTAACTTTTTCTTCTCTTTCAGGATTGTGAGTCACTTTAGCTATTGGTTCTTCAATAGAAAGTTCTATTTCTTTAACTTCTTTAACTTCTTCACTTAATTCAGTAGTTTCCTCTGAACTCATTTCCTCTTTAGGTTCAAGCATTGCTTTAATTTCTTCAATCATAGATTTAAGTTCAGCAACTTCTTCTTTTGTTGCATAAACTTCTTCCTCCGATGCTTCAATTTCTTCTTCAGCAGGTGCTTCTTCCTCTGCCTTTCCTATAGATGCGATAATACCTTCCTCTTCAACTTTAAGCATTTCGCCATCTTCAAGGGTGTATTCGCCTACAGGTAGTGCTACTTTTTCATCTTCTGTTACAATGAATACTTCACTACCAACTGCGAAATCTTCACTTTCTATAACAGTTCCGTTTTCCAAAGTAGCTTGTGCTAATTTTACTTCTTGGGTTTCTAATTCAATCCCAACAAGTTCTTTTACTTTGTTTAACATATCTGTCGCTTTCATATAATTAGTTATATTTAATACAATAAATTACTTAATAGTTTGTTATATTTTTAACTTATTACCCATTGGTCGCCTTCTGCATCTTCATTATTATATATTGCAGTAACAATAAGTTTTCCATTAATGTTTTCTTGTACTTTAATTATTTGTTTCATATACAATACATTGTTAGTTCCATTATTGTACCTTCCTTCATTATAAGTTGAAAATGGATATATTGCCCAATATTTTGGAATAGTCCAATCCATACCATCATAAGTAGTATCAAAATTAGGGTCATCTAAACTTCGTGCGCCATTATCAACTATTTCAGTTCCTATTTGTATTGGTGTACTTTTTGCATATATTAATTTTTCCTGACCTGAATATATAATATTCCCAACGTAGTCTGTTGATTCCTCTATACTTCTTATATCAAATAATTGATATGCTTGGTCAACATATAAATCACTATAATATATACGAGAAGAAATAGAAGAGGTTGATTGGTAACCATACATATGAAATAAATTTTGTGAAGTACCATCTGAATACTCTTCTATATTACTATATGAACCATTACTTGAAGTTGGTAAATTAATAGAATCTAAAGATAAAGTAGGTGTAGATATTGTAGAGTTTATAGATAAATTATTTGAATCAATAATTGTACCTCCATTTAAATCTATATTATTTGAAGTGGTAATAGAAGTTATATCTTCATCCCCACTTACTAAAGTATAATTAAAAGCTAATTGATTTGTACTACTTCCACTTGCATAAATAAATGTTCGTGTGTTAGTATTTAAATCCGCATCAATGGAAGGAGTTCCACCTGTAGTGTTTACAGTAACTACATCTGTAAAGGTAGCAATTAAAGGTAATGTATCTCCTATTGTATAAGTTCCTGTTGTTATAGCTATACTGTCTATAGTTGCAGGGTCAGGAGTTGGTTCTTCATCTCCACTTACTGTTGTATTTGTGTTTGTAGTATCTATATTTACTATTGTAGAACTCCCTTGACTTGTATCATAGTAAGCATCATTTGTAGTCGTTGTAATTATACTTGTTGTATCTAATGAAGTAACGGTTGAAGAACTTTGACTTGGTAATGCAGTTGATTCAGAAGAAGTATTTAAAGTTGTATCTTGATTTACAACTGTACTTAATCCTTCAGAAATTAAACTACCTATTCCCTGTGCTTGGAAACTTCCATCACAACACTTTCTTGAATAGGTTTTACCATCTTTACAAAGGCAACCTCTACGGTTATTTTGTGGACTTGGGTTTCTATCAGTTCTTTCTTTTCTCATTAACTAAAGTCAGCGTTTTGTGTGCGTTGTATAAAATAAATGATATCCCAAATATTAGCGGAACCTCCATTAGAAGTGATTCTCCAATCTGAACCGTTAGTAACAAAGTCAGCATCGGTGTAGTATTGAAACATTTGATGAAAATCGTGAGATACGTCATTGCCTTTAGGGAAGTTAACATCACTTCGTATTCTATCGTATGGTGTACCGTTTCCTCCTTCAAAATGTAAACTTAAGTAAGTTTGATTAGCATTTGCTGCTGAACATCTAAACACTACTGTTATTTGATAGACATCATTTTCGTTTATAGCAAGTACTTTGTTTGTAGTACCATTATAAAAAGTGATTGATGGATGACTTCTATAAACTGCTCCTGCATTATTAGGTAAAGTAACTTCTACTCCATCAGATAGTGCTAATTTATTAGATGAGGTGTATATTGTATCATCGTATCTTGCCCAACCGTTTACAGTTATTACGTTTTGTGGATATACCACTACATTGCTACCGTTATGACCCATATAAAGGGCATCAGTAGTATGTAGCATTGCACCATCCTCAATATTTACTGCATCTACTTCAGCTTGATTTGTGTGTTCAACGTGGACTTTGTAAGCCGAATTAAATACATTACTCA